ATGCCCGCTACCGTCGCATTCGTGCCGGTGCCGGTAATGTCCTGTTGGGTGATGCTGGCGTGACCACCACGACAGGGTACCTCCTGGCGGCCAATGAGGTTCTGGAGATGCAGGCCTGCGTACTGGGCGGGGCGATCTACGGCATTACGACGACGAGTACTTCCACCGTTACGACGCTGGAAGGCTAGACTTGGCCTACGACTCCAACATGGGCGCACCGCCCACCCCGCTGGAGAGAAGCGACGAAACCACCGAGTTTCCCGCCTCTGACGGCCCCATGGACGATACTCAATTTGAGAGTGCCGTCTTAGCCAGCATCGCGGATGCGACCGACTACATTGACGGCTATGTAGCCAACAAGCGGGCAGAGGCTACCCAGTTCTATCGCGGCTCCCCCTTCGGGAATGAGGAGGAGGGTCGCTCCCAGGTCGTTATGACGGAACTGCGGGATTACATCCTGTCCGTCATGCCCTCGCTCCTCCGTATCTTTACGGGCGGTGAGAGTGTCGTAGAGTTCATTCCACAGAATGCCGCCTCGATTGATCTGGCGGAACAGCAGACCGACTATGCCAACCTGATCTTCTACGAGGACAACCCCGGCTTCCTCATCCTTCACTCGGTCTTCAAAGATGCGCTGAAGACTGGCGGCTTCGTTAAATGGCGGTGGAGCGATAGCTTCACGATCACCGAGTCCGAGTTCTCTGGACTGTTCCAGGAGCAGATTGCCGTTCTGGAGCAGGACAAGACGGTCGAGATTCTTGAGGTCGAGCAGGAGGGAGATGTTCCCGGCGATGCTACGCTGGACCCCATGACGGGTCAGCAGATTCCCGGTCCGACGATCCCGACCTACGATGTCAAGATCAGGCGCAAGTTTGAGCGCAACCGGGTTGTCGTAGAGGCGGTTCCCCCGGAAGAAATCCTCATTGCCCGCGATGCCCGCTCCATTGAGTCGGCCTCCTATGTCGGCCACAGGGCGATGGTCACTGTCTCCGACCTTGTGGCGATGGGTTACGACCGTGCAGAGATCGAGGAGATGTCGGGACAGGGTGATGCCTTCATCCTGAACTACGAGGCCCAGGCCCGTAACCCCGCCATCAACTCTCTCAGCTATACGGACAATAACCCCGATCCTGCCATGAGGCGGGTGTCCTACATCGAGAGTTACATCAAGATCGACAAGGACGGCGATGGCATCGCTGAACTTCGCAAGGTCTGCACCATAGGGAACAAGGTTCTCCACGACGAGATCGTGGATGAAATCCCGATTGCCGATCTCTGTGCCGATCCCGAGCCGCACATGGTCATCGGCGGCGGCATGGCAGACCAGTTGATGGACTTGCAGAAGATCAAGTCCAACGTGGTACGCGCCACCCTCGACTCACTCGCCCAGGTCATCCATCCCCGGACAGCTATTGTCGAGGGGCAAGTCAATATGGATGATGTCATGAATACGGAGACGGGTGCCGTCATCCGTATGCGTGCGCCGGGAATGGTGCAGCAACTCGCGGAACCCTTTGTCGGTCAGCAAGCCATGCCGGTCATCGCATGGCTCGATGATCTTGCCGTCAAGCGCACGGGCGTCCTCCCTGGTGGCAGCGGGCTTGATCCAGAGGCCCTGCAATCCACGACCAGCAAGGCCGTTGGGGCCATGATGGATGGGCGGCAGGAGCGGATCGAGATGATCGCTCGCATCTTTGCCGAGCATGGCATCCGCCGCATGTTCAAGGGTATCCTGAAACTTACGATCAAGCATCAGGACAAGCCCCGCATGGTCAAGCTGCGGGGGAGTTGGGCAGAGGTTGATCCCAAGTCATGGGACGCCGACCTTGAGTGCCGTCCGAATGTCGCCTTGGGCAAGGGAACGGACCAGGAGAAAATCCAGTTCCTGAGTGTGGTGGCGCAGAAGCAGGAACAGATCATCCAGCTTCTCGGACCAATGAACCCCGTCTGCAACGTCTCGCAGTATCGGAATACCCTCGCACAGATCGTAAACCTTGCCGGGTTCAAGGACGCGAGCCGCTACTTCTCCCAGGTAGACCCGCAGGCTCTCGCACAGCAGATGGCCCAGCAGGCGCAAGCCAGCCAGCAGCCCGATCCGAATATGGAACTGGTCAAGGTGCAGGCGGCCAAGGTCCAGGCGGAAGCGCAACTGGCGATGGCGCAGCTTGAGTTCGACAAACAGAAGTTCATGGCCGAGGAGCAGCGCAAGCGTGAGGAACTACAGCAGGACACGATGCTGAAACTCGCGGAGATGGAGGCCAAGTACGGCACCCAGATCGATATCGCCCATCTCAAGGAGGCATCCGCCCACGAAATGCAGATGCACAAGTCGGTGACGGATACCGTGGCTCGCCTCCATGAAAAGACGCTGGGTGCTGCGAATGGATGAGGAATACAGGGAGTTTGTTCAGCGCGTCGGGGACTTCGCCCGTACAGCCGACTTTGGCCGCCTGACGGAAACCCTGCGGGCCAAGTACATGGAGGCGTGGGAAAACTCCCGCGTCACTGACGTTGATACCAGGGAACACCTATTTCGCATGGTCCGCGCGGTAGAGGCCCTCAAAAATGAAATTGAATCAATCGCCAATGACCAAGCCGTGCGCGCTTTCAACAGTCGTCGCCTGCTTGTCAAAGGCAATGTTATAAGGTAACATATGTCAGATATTGAGCATGATTCCAGTTTAGCTTCCGCCGCAACTGCGATGGAGGGCCTGTTGGCTGCCGAAGAGGCAGGAACCAATACCCCCGAGCAGAAGGCGAAGGCTGAAGTTTCGGAGGAATCCGAGACTGTTGAGGCCAAGCCCGAGGGGGCTGAAGAGACGGTCGAGTCCGAGGAATCGGATGAGGCTACCCCCGAAGACGAGGCCGCTTCCGAGGATGGTGAAACCGAGCAGGCCGCCGCGCAACCTCAGACCGTAACCGTCACTGTTGACGGCAAGACGCGAGAGATTCCGCTGGAAGAGGCAGCAAAGGGCTACCAGAGGCAGGAAGATTATACCCGAAAGACGCAGGCCCTGGCCGAGGAGCGTAAGGCTCTGAAGTCGGAAGCAGCGTCAGTGCAGCAGGAGAGGGCGCAGTACGCACAACTGTTGACGGCCTTGTCGCAGCAACTTGAACATGTTGCCACGCAGGAGCCGGATCAGACGCTGCTCGATACCGATCCGATTGAGTACTTCCGCAGGGAAAAAGTCTGGCGCGACAGCCGGGAGAAACTTCAAGCCGCTCAGTTTGAAGCCCAGCGAGTGCAGGCACTCCAACAGCAGGAACAGGAAAGGTCCATCCAGGATATTGTCAAGAGCAGCCGAGAGAAGCTGTTTGAGGCGGTCCCGGCATGGAAGGATACGAAGCGGTGGGAGCAGGACAAGCCCAAAATCCTTGAGTACGGACGGAGCGTCGGCTTCTCTGATGAGGAATTGGGACAGGCCTACGACCACAGGGCGGTTGTGCTTTTGAACAAGGCACGCCTCTACGATGAACTGGTGTCCAAGAAATTGACCCCGGTTCAGAAGCAGACCCCGAAGCCGCTTCAGGCCGGTTCCGACTCGTCCACGCGGACAGTATCCAGCAGCACAAGGGCGAAGCAACGTCTCGCGAAAACTGGCTCCGTTAAGGACGCGGCAGCCGTCTTTGAAAACTTCATCTAAGAAAGCAAAAAGAAAATGTCTATCGTCACCAACACCCTGCTTCGCTACGATGTGGCGAACAGCATCCGCGAAGACCTCGCGAATGTCATCTACAACATCTCGCCGGTTGACGTTCCGTTTATGTCGAACATTGGTCGCGAGTCGGCCAAATCGACGTACACCGAATGGCAGGTTGACGCCCTGGCGGCTTCGACCACGGCAAACGCGCAGCTTGAAGGCGATGATATCGTCTCGACGGTTGACTCGCGTACCGCCACCAACCGTGTCGGCAACTACACGCAGATCAGCCGCAAGATCGTTGCCACTTCCGGCACGACCGAGGCGGTCGATATGGCGGGCAAGAAGTCCGAACTGGCCTACCAGCTTGCGAAGGCCGCGTCGGAACTAAAGCGCGACATGGAGGCCATCCTCACTTGCGATCAGGCCGCTGTGGTTGGCAACTCGACCGTTGCCCGCAAGACCGGCGCTCTGGGCTGCTGGCTCATCACCAACTCGACGCTGGGTGGTGGTACGCTTGCGGCGCAGCCCGCCATGTCGTCCAGCAGCGATGGCTACCCCGCCACGGCTGTTGTGGCTGGCACGACCGTCACCTTCACGGTAACGCGCCTCAAGACGATGATCCAGAACGTCTGGTCCCAGGGCGGCGACATCAACAAGTCGTTCGTGATGGCTGGTCCCGTCAACAAGCAGATCATCAGCGGCTTCGCTGGTATCTCGACCCTCTACACTGATGCGATGCCCGGTAAGCAGGCCAGCATCGTGGGTGCCGCCGACATCTATGTGTCGGACTTCGGCAAGGTGAACATCGTCCCCAACAGGTTCCAGTTGGAGAAGAACGTCTATCTCGTCAATCCGGACTATGCGGCGGTTTCGTACCTCCGTCCGTTCCAGACTGTTGTGATGGCGAAGACGGGCGACGCCGAGAAGCGCATGTTGATTGCTGAGTACGCCCTGAAGGTACGGGCGCAGAAGTCGATGGGCGTGGTTCGCGACTGCACGATCACCTGATCCAACTAGAGGAGGGGGAGGAGAAATCCTCCCCCAACTTCTAATGTCCTGGAAGAAAGCACTCGACTTCGATCCTGCTACCGGCATCAGCCATACGTTCCACTACGACAGTGAGACGGACAAGGCGACGATCACGGTGGATCAGGATGTCAGCAGCATCCTGGATGCCAACAAGGAGGCATTCAATGCAGCCCCGACTCGTTGGGGTGAGTGGTCGCACGTTGGGTCGATCCCAATGTCGGTCTACGCAGAATTGTTGAGGAGCGGAAAGCTTCACGACCAAGAATACATGACACGTTGGTTGAACGACGGCGACCATTCCAAGTTCCGCACCCGTCCGGGTCGTATTTAAGGTATCCCCTTGGCTATTACCGTCGCTATCTCCTCTCCTGCCCGCGAAATGTGCCACTCTCGCTGGGCCTTCGACATGGCTACCCTGATTGGGTACACCGTGGCTGTTCGCCCCGATATCCGCATTGTCTCCAACACCTCGCTGGGTACCCTGATTGTCGATCAGCGCGTTGACCTCGCCCTGGAGGCACAGAAGTCGAAGTGCGATTACATCCTGTGGATGGACAACGACATGCGCTTTCCAAAGGATGCGCTGATCCGTCTCCTGAACCACAAGAAGGATATCGTGGCGGCGAACTACGTCACCCGCGAACTTCCTCCGGTTCCGATCTCCTTCAACATCACTGACGACAAGTGGGTCCGCATCCGCACGAAGACGGACAGCAAGGGTCTCGAGAAGGTGAACGGGACGGGCATGGGCCTGATGCTTACGAGCATGAAGGTCTTTGAGAAGATGCCGCGCCCCTGGTTCCACATCGGCTACTCGACCGTGAACCACAAGTTCCTGGGCGAGGACATCCTGTTCTGCATGCGGGCAGAGAAGTTGGGTTACGAGACGTTCATCGACCACGATCTATCCAAGCAAGTAAGTCACATCGGCTCCCTTGAGTTCCGGCATGAGCATGTCGAGGACGACGAGGAAATCGACCGGATGACCGAGATTGCCCACAAGGTCGAGGCGGAGAAAGTGGCTGCGGCGGGGGTCTAATGAATAAAACCATGACGGACTCCGAGCGTTTCTGGTCGAAGTACATTCCCGAGCCTAATAGTGGTTGCTGGCTCTGGATGGGTACTTTGTCGAACAACGGTTATGGCGTTGACACTTTCGGAAGTATGAAAGACGGCACCCGCCGATACTCGACTACGAACAGATTGGCTTGTGAGCTTTCTTACGGACCGGCCCCATCCAAGGAACATCAGGCGCTCCACAAATGCGATGTGAAATTGTGCATCAATCCTTCCCATCTGTATTGGGGAACTCGCAAGGATAACGGTCGAGACGCTAAAGAGCGTGGCAAGACTGGCGGCATTTCCCGTCCAGGAGAGACTAATCCTCGCGCAAAGATCACGCGTGACCAAGCGATGGAAATTCTAAAATCATCAGATCGCACGATGATCTTGGCGAGACGTTACGGTGTGAGCGCGACCCAGATAGGCTACATCAAAAATGGCAAATCTTGGGGGCACCTAAATGTCAATCACTAGTTATTCTACCCTAAAAAGCACAGTAGCCGATTATTTGAATCGTGACGACGTTACTAGTCAAATAATTACCTTTGTGACCCTGGCGGAGGCCAAGTTCCAACGGAAGCTGCGTGTGCGGGATATGTTGACGCGGGCAACCGCGA